CCTCCCCTAATGATCTTGTACCATTTATCGCACCAACCAAAGCATCAGATATTTGTGAGCCGATTGTGTCACCTATCTCAGCAAAAACATCACTTAAACCATCTGCAGCATCACCTGCTTCTTTAAGTTTATCTACTTGACTATCGAGACCTGCATTTGCTGTAAGAATATCTGTAATTTTTTGTCTGTTTTTTTCGCCATGAATTTCAACAGCAGCATTTATTTGATGTTGTAGTTCTACTTCTTCCCTGTTTCCGTTAATACTTGCTTCTAATAATTCTTTTTCTAATTGTTTCTTTTTAAGAAAGTCTTGAAATTTTTTACTTTTATCATCTTCTAATTTATTTTCTTTTTCTGTTTTAGCTATAATATTGGATTTTGCTTCATCAATTTTTTTATCAGACTGAACAGTATTTAATCTACCCTTCAATATTCTTAATTCTGCTTGTTCTTCCTCAAGTCTTTTCTTAACATGACCAGCCCTTTTTTTGTTTGTTTTTTCAAGTTGGTTTTCTAAAGCTTTTACAACTTCCGCTTGATCTTCTATTGCTGCTGTAAGATCAGCTTCACCACCTGTCGTTACTAAAGCATCAAATTTTTCTTTTTCTCCACGAAATTTAAAAAATGCTGTTGTTAAAAGGCCTAAACCAGTAGCTATAGCAACAAACGGTATTGCATTTAAGGCAATAGTCGCTATACCGCCAGCAGCAGCTACTTTTATTAAACCAGCACTAACAAGTGGTAATGCTATTGCAACACCTTTTGCTGCAAGGGCAATCGCTGTAAATACAGCAGCAGTTTTACCAAGTGGTGATTTAAAAAGATTATCAGCAGCATCTATTAAAGCTGTTAAACCTTTTGTTGCTGCTATTAAAGCTGGTTCTAATGCTTTACCTAACGTCTCTGAAAAATCCCTAAATGATTCCCCCAATGTGTCAACTTCACCAGCGAACCCTTCTGAAGCAGCTTGTGCAAGACCGTTATAGCTTTCCTCAACAATACTTAAAATCATTGCATGTGCTTCAGCAATTTTATTTGTTTTCATTAACTCTTTTATTACTTCTGTTTGTTGTTTCGTAAAAGCAATACCAGAACGATTTAAGTTTGATAAATTTCTTTCAGGATCTTGCAATGCTTTTGCTAATTGCATAAATGAAGTACTTACATCAACTTGGTTTACCTGTGCAATATCTGCTGCTGCCTGAGCAACTCTTGAATATGAATCAACACCAATATTTCTAAAACTTGTTAATAAATTAAAACCTCTTGTAAATTCTTCTTGGTTAAATAAAGTTTGATTTCCAAGTCTATTTGCGGCTTCTTGTAATTCATTTAGTTGTGCAGTACCAGCACCTAAATTTTGTAAACCTTGAGTAAGTATTGCAACATCTCGTTCTCTATCTTGAAAAGTTCCTATTGCATTACTTACTGTTGCAATAGCAGCACCTACAGTTAATAACGGTGCAAGTGAAGTAGCTAATGATGCTCCTAAACCTTTAGCTGCGGTTGATGTTGCTGCTAAAGATTTTGTGGCACCATTTGCATTTCTTGAAAGTGTTCTTGTTGCTTGCGAAGTTTTATTTAAAGAAGATATTGCATTTCTTGCTTCGACTCTTAAGGTAACAATACTTTCAGCCACTTAGCTTATCAAATACATTTCTTTTATATTACCTGTTTTTCGCTCTTTCATGCATTCTTTTTTCATTCTCATATTTATTTTCGTAATATGCAGCCCAATATATTAATTCTTCTTCTGTTATATTTTGTCTTAACTCTGTTAATGTTTTTCCTAATTCAGATGCGAGAAACAACTCGAAGTTAAGCCAGTTATTCCTCTTTAAGCGTTTTTTGCTGTATCAACATCTATTTTTAATTCAAACAAAAATAGCTCAATATCATTTAAAACTTTCTCTGGTAATAATCTTTGTAAGTCAATAGCATCTGCCAAAGCAAACATTTTTGACCCATCTTCTTTTTGTGCAATTTGACAAAGCAGTTGTGTAGATACCATTAAAGCATCATCAGTACCAACAGCAGTTTGTGCTTTCTGTCTGTCGTATCTTGTTAAAGGTGGAAAGTAAACATCAATTTTTTGACCAGAAGGTAACTCTAATTCATATTTGCGTCTTGTAGACATTACATCACTGAATCCCTCAGTGATGATGTCAATGGTTCTTTTTGTTGCCATGTAAAATTAAATACTTTTACCTAATGTACTATATAGCTGAAGTTATGGCACCTGATGTAATAAAGTTAATTGTTATGACTTGTATCTCGCCTAAAGTTGCACCATATTCTGCACCAGTAATAATTCCAGAAAAGCTTATTTTTTTTGCTGAAGTATCTGCATCTGGAAATAACTCAAATAAAGCGTCTGCAGCATCGCCAGTTACTAAAACATCATCAATAAAAGATTGGTAATCAGAGTTGCCAGCAGTATCATATAAAAGCTCACAAGAACCTTCGCCAGATATAAGACCACCAATAAAAGTTTTTGATGTATCGCCTTGATTGGTTGTTTCCATTGTGTCTTTTGTGATAGATAAAGACCAAGACCTTGTTGCTCCAACATCAGCTTCTGTTCCCGCTGCATTATGGAACATAACTTTACCTACATCACCCTTAATAGCTGTTGCCATGACAATAAAAAAAAGTATTTACAAATAGTTTAACCTTTTTCTGACTTTTTCACATCTTTTTTTGAATTTTGTTGTGCCTCATAATATTTTCTACATTCTGGATCCCAATAATTTGCATTTCTTCTGCCTTTTACAGCTTCTATTGCATCAAGCATTTCTTCTGTAATTTCAAGCTTTGCCATAATTAAAGTCCTTCATATGTTTCAAAGGTTACGCGCAGTTGTGTTACAAATTTACCCTCAGGCGGTTGTGAGAGTATCTCTGGTCCAACTACTGCATCAAAGATAACATCTGAAACTGTAATTCTATTGTAAAGGTCTCTCAGTCGTTTGCAAATAGTAAGATTACCACCACTACCAATACCTTGTTCTGTAAAAACATTTATAGTCAAAAGACCTACAATTAAAGTATTTGCATTTGTTTGATTTCCTTGCGATGTTATTTCTCCAGACCCAAAACTTACTTCGCATTGAACAAAGCTTGCATTACCAGTTGAATCAAATGCTTGATTACTAAATACAACAGGTATCACAGGGCTGCTTGCTAACTCTGTGGCCAATCTTCCTTCAATAGTTGATCGTACTGTATTTAAATCGGTTGCGGCCATTATTTACTCCTTATAATTTTTCTAAGTTGTTGTGGTATATAGCCAGTTGTAAGTTGCTTGGCTTGTAATTCTGGAAAACCTTTTATTGTATTTTGTCTTGTTCTATATCTTCCTTGCCAACTTGGTGGTAATGAAGTTCCATAAATAACTGGTTCTGCATATTCCATTTTGTTTATAATGGTGCCTTTAAATTTTTTTTTATTTATATCAGTTTTCCAATCATTTCTTAAATTACCAGTTTCTCCAACAGGTGTAGCTTTCTTTGCTAATGCAGTCCACTGTAAAGTTGTTTTTTGTACCAACTCTTGTACTGCTTCTTTCATCAAATCATCTATTTGTTCAATTTTAATTTGTCTGGCCATACTTACCTCAAGACAAGTTCAAAGCTTATTGGTGTATTATTTTGTTCATTAGTGGTTACAGATATAATTTTAAATTCCACACTACTTATAACAACTCTATCTTTTGTAGTTGGTACAAAAGTAATATCGCCAGCAGATATAGTTAGAATTTTATCTTGAGATTCAATAAGATCATTTACCTCAGACCGATTTACATTATTTAAAGAACCTTTAATTGTAGTGTCAGAAGTTGTTTCTGTTATAGCACCAGTAGTTGTATTGTATGAACCAGCAGTTACTTGCCTTATGGTTACATCTCCACCAAGTTTACTTAGTGTCTTTGATGCAGCTTTTTTTAAGGCGTTTGCAAGGCTCATATCAGATAAGCAATAACAGTTCCACTGTCAAGCTTGACACTTGTAATTACACCTTCAATGGCAGTATTAGATTTAAACTGCAAAGATGTTAAATCGCCTGTAATGTTTTCTGCTACAAGCGTATTAATAACAGAATCTTGTAATGCTTTTATACAGCCGAATCGACCTGTATGTGCAGCAGTATCATTAATAATTTTGGCAGCTGGGTAGTAGCTCATTGTTAACTCCTTTTAATTGCGACATTGCTGGGTCCACTTATTCGTAAACCAGTAAAGTACCGTTCAAATAGTGGTGGTACTCTATCAGCACCAACCGAACCATAAAAATTAGGTGTTGCATCAAGATTACCGATTTTAACATTTTTAAAATCTTCAAGACCACTTAATCCTAAACCATTACGATTATTATTCAAGTAAACAGCAAGTATGACTTGTGCCTTCTTAACTTGTTCAGGTATTTCTGTTTCTGCAAAATAATCTGTTGATATTCTAAATGGAAAGCCTATTGAATATGTATTGATATAGGTGTCTGGTTTTCTTACACCTTGTCTTGGCCATTGTAATGCTTGTGTATTTGTTACTCTTGCTCCTAAAAATCTTTCTCGGTCAACTCTAACCGCAGCAGTATATAAAGCTCTGTTTTTATTATCATTACTTGACCCGTCCCATGCAGCTACATCATCATCTGCAACAAGACCCTCTATTATTGAATTTGCATCTGCCAAAGTAATGTAACTGTTAGCTGATGCTCCGCCTACTGTTGCGTCTATCGTGATTGCCATTTTGTTTTACTTTGGATTTCTTTTTTTTAGAGGGAACAGAGACTACCGCTTTGGCAGCCTCTTGTTCTCTCATACGCTTAAAAGCGAACATTCCCATTAGCTTGAAGCACCTTTAAGTGCAACAAAGTTAATAACAATAGCTTCACTTAAGTTACCAGCAGAAGCATTAGTAACTGTTACCTTAAAAGAACCAGCAGCAATAGTACTGACTCCTACAAGATATGAACCAGCAG